GATTCATCTTCATCTTTTTCTAACGAGATAGCTGACTTTAATGCTTGGTCAATTTTCCAATTCTCTAAAAAAGGTTTAGCTATCATACCGATTATAGTTGTTACCGATGGAACTAATCCTAAAGATTTAGCATCACGTAATGTTGTATTACGTTCAACACCATTAGCACCTACAATGGTATACATAGGGTCGCCTTCTTGAGTATACCAATGTCCAGACTCAGACGTAAACTTATTATAATTATCTTTAGAAATTGAATTCGCCTTGTGTGACATTAGCTACCTCCTGTATAATAGTTTTATTTTTTCTAACGTGTGGCATATAATCTCTTTCCTCCCATGTTTTAATATTATGACAATTTTGACAACGTACTTCACATTTTCTTATTTCATTAAACAAATCTTTAATGTACTGTCTATTTTTTACTTTATCAGTCGGAGTAATCCGGCATACTAAAGTACTCATATTAGCTCCACTTTTAGAAGCATCTAATAATATTGTTTTGTTTTCTCTTACTTTGTGGTCAAAGCAAAGTGCTTTTGGATGTTTATTGTATCCACAATCTATACATCCTTTACTAAGTTTATATTTATTAATCCGTCTGTATCTTTTATCACGAAGATATTTTCTGTATTCATCGCTAGTGAGTTTCACTCCAGTTACCTCCTATTTTATATTCTCCGTCTAACGGACATCTTAAATTAAAATGTTTTCCAGCATCAATAATACTTTTAACAGCTAAGTCACCTACAAAATCTGCTTGAGATTCTTTGACTTCTATCTGCCATTCATCATGTATGTTAGCAACAAACTTATAATCTATAGTGTTAAGTCTAAGTAAACTATCTAAAATAGTTAATGCTTTTTTCATTACAATAGAACCTGCACCTTGTAGTAAAGTATTTAATGCAGCATGATTGTTTCTAACATATAGCTTACGACCATCTATACCTTTGAGGTAAGTCTTAATCGCTGCTCTTTGCACTCTATCTCTAAGAGATTTAAATGATGGAGTATTAGAGAAGAAATACTCTCTAGCTCGTTTACCATCTGCTTCATTTCCCCCAACCACGTTTCCAAGTTTTGTATCTCCTGCTCCGTACATGAGGGCATAGATGAAAGTCTTCGCCTGATTTCTTGATTCAAGTCTTGCAGATTTTTGGTTAGTGGTGTGTATGTCTCCTTTAATAATTTCATTTATAAACTCCTCGTCAGCCATATAGTGAGCTAACATTCTTATTTCTAAACCAGAAGCATCAACTCCTAGCAATACATTACCCTCGTCAACAGTCCAACAAGCTCGACATCTGTCACCATACGGACTAGATACTGAGGGTACTTGAGCCATATTTGGATTTCGGTGTGTCATTCTGCCGGTTATAGTTCCATTAGGAATAACAAAACCATGTACCCTATCGTCTTCCTCGACTGCTTCAACCCATGAGTCTACTTGAGCTATGCGTTTTTGTAGTAAGAGAAAGTCAGCAATTAGTTTAGCTTCGTGAATATGGGTAATCTGTGATAAAGTTTTTTCATCTACAATAGGTTGACCAGTAGGTGTAAATCTATCTGGCTTCCAACCAAAGTCTATAAGGTATTCTCCAATCTGTTTACGACTACCTAAATTAAACTCTTGCAACTTTTGTCTCATAAAAGGTTTGTAGTTTTTTGTATCCAGACATCTGTTGTATTCATCATCAGTCAATCCACGTTTAGATAGTTGTCCGTCTTTGCGAATGTAAGGTGTAATTATTTTTTCATCAATCCATTTGGGCTTGAATGTAGAGTGCACTTCATCTTCAATCTGCTGCATCTTCTCTCTAAGTTCAGCTAATAATAACTGGGCAGAAGTCATGTCAAATTTAAATCCATTGACCTCTTGTTCTTTAATTATTTTTGCAACATCTTTTTCAATCTCAATAGATTGTTTTGAAAATCCTTTTGACTCTTGACGAAGTTTAAAAAACACTTTAGTATTTAATTCAACATCACGAACACAATAGTCTAACATCTTTTGTGAGTACTTATCATACTCCTCAAATTGAATTTTAGGATAACCTAATTTGTATCCCCACGTTTCTAAACTGTGTCCTCCGTCTCTAACAGGATTAAATAATCTAGATAAAACTAAAGTATCAATAAGTTCTTTATCAGATAAATCTACATTACAAAACTTTTCTACTATTGGAATATCAAACCCAATAATATTATGTCCTATAAGTGTATCAGCTTGAGATAAAAGTTTACAAGCTTCTGATAACTTATCCGGTGGAAACTTAAATATTTCTTTTGTATCTACATCTTGAGCTACAATACACCATAGCTTAGATGCTTTTACATCATCTGTTTCTACGTCAAATACTAATCTCATTAAAACTTCTCGTCTAAATTATCATTGTCTTCAAAGTCTGAGTTATCGACTTCGCTTAGTCTACCAGTCTCAGCATCATAAATAACTCGACAAGCTAATCCTACATCTCCTGTATATCTGGATTTAAGTATCCTCATTTTTGTAGTTCTAGCTTCATCCGGGTCGTCTGATTGTTGATTACGTTCTAAAGCAATAACACAATCTGATAACTGACCAATACTATTCGAGCCACGTAAATGAGATAGACTTACTTCAATACCATTCTCATGTCCCTTGTTTCCGTCAACTCTACGTAAGTGAGATACAAGAATTATACCTGCACCTGTTTCTTCTACTAAACTTCGTAGTCTGGTCATAATAGTATCAATGGCTCGTCTTTCATCTCCTTCATGGACAGCACTAACTAACATATGCAAGTGGTCCACGACTACCCATTTACAATCACACCCAATAATCATAAATCTTAACTTAGTAAAGATGTCGTCAATATCGTTTGTGCCAAAATGAGAATGCACCCAAACTCTGTTCTTATTATCTCCGTCATACAGGACATCAAAGAATTTATCAAGTTCTTCTTTACTAAATCTGTCTCGCACTTGGTCAATGTAAAGTCTAGCATTAGCTTCGATAGATAGTATTCCGTCAATGGTTCTTCTCCAATCTTCTTCTAATGCAATGATACCTACATTATCTTTAGTCTGTTTGATTAGCCAATGCTCTAACTCTCTAGTCACACTAGACTTACCAAGTCCTGTCCCACCTGTAAGAGTTAATAGTTCTCCTTGTCTAAGTCCATACAGCTTATCATTCAATCCCTCGTAAGGGAAAGGAATACTTTGTTTCTTTTCTCTGTTGTGAAACTTATCTCTTTGTTCAGAAATATTAATAACACCAGAAGGTGTATAGACTTTTGCTGCCCACCATGCTTCAACAAATTCTTTATGTTTGTTGGACCTTAACATATCGTTAGGGTCTTTCCAACCATTAGGCAAGTTTAGTATCTTAGCTTTACTAGGTTTAAAAAGTCTGGCAACTTTAATTGCTGCTTCCTTTCCTGCTTTATCGTTATCGAATGCAATAATTACATTTTCAAATTCATCAAAAAATTCTAAACTTTCTTTAACATCTTTGACTGCACCTTGAGCACCACGTTTAATAGAAACGACTGCCCACTTACTACCAAGTAGTTCATAGGCAGCCATCGCATCGCACTCCCCTTCGGTTATCGTCACATACTTACCACCTTTGAAAAGTTGTTGACCAAACAAACCTGTTTCATTGTAAGTCCCAGAAACAAAAAAGTCTTTGTTCCTTACATTTCTACACTTGGTCGCTGACAATTCATAGCCATTGTAGTATGGATAAAAGTGTTTAACTACATTACCTTGTAAGTCTAATGCAACTTTAACACCATACTTCTTAGCTGTGGCTTGTGATATTCTCCTATCGCTAAGAGCATTAAAGCTACCTTCATTCACATCATCAGGCAGCTTTGCTGTTGTCATTGTAGTCATATCTTCTCCTTTACACGCTTTTTCATAGTCAGGCATAAACGCACCACAACTAAAACACTTAGCTGAGCCGTCAGTATTTACACCAACAGCATCACTACTATTACATAGAGGACAAGGTTGATGCACCTTATCCCAAGTTTTATCATCCATGTTTACCCTCACTTTAATTTATTCCTTATCCTTTTTGTCTGGCTCAATAACAGCTTCCTTACATTCTTCAAGTAATTTTTCCAGATTAATTCTGTGAGTTCTCGCAGCAAAGTCTAATGCTTCGACTGTCACTTGAAGTTGTCCGGCTTTGTTAATAATGATAGTAGCTTCTTGCTTTTTGTTATCATCTTTAATCTTGTTAACATCATACAAGGTTTCGCCACTATCATTTGTTATTGTTATAATCACAATTAAAACTCCTCATTGTCTGAGTCAGCTTCTGCATACTCAACCAGATTATCAACCTTAACTGCAATCAACTCTGCAAAACTTCCAAAGTTATTGCTATAAGGTTTAATTTTAACTGTGACATCTGAACCATTACCTACTGCAACATCAAGTGAATTGTTATCACTATCAACTAATTTAGGTGAAGGGTTCGCAGTTCCGTCATTCTTTTCAGCTCGTCTGCTAAAAGTAAATGCTGGTTCTTCATACTTCGGTTGACCTGCTCTATCTCTTACTTGAGTTAAACCTAAACCCTCAAGTTTAGTAGCAGTATCTTCGTCAGTCAATACAGTCACACTATATTTATGTGGAGTAAACATCGTGTTAGGTGATGTTATCTTTGCCCACATAGCTTTTCCATTTACATACTCATACATATTATTATCCTCCTTTGGTTGTATTAAGTTTGCACATTATATCATGCCTAGTTTTAAAAGTCAATAGTTAAATAAAGAAAGTCGGTTTTATTGGCACAAGACCGAAAACTTGCCTAGTCAGACGACTAGCTACCACAAGAAAAGGAAGGTATATTATTGTGAGGGCTTCCTATGGCAAACCTAGATAGTTTTTATTTCCTCTAACACTTCTCCCCAAAAAGTTAAAGGTGTATCATCTAAAACAACCTTGAATGTATCATCTAATTTTTCAACCAGATAAGAAACATCAGGGTAATGTTCTTCCATATGCCAAACAAAATTTTTATACTCGTCTCTTGTAAGGACCTTTGTTAAATAATCTTCTTTTCTAGCTAAATACACAAGTTATATTATACCACATAAACATTAAAAAGTAAAGACTATTTTAAATATTTATCTATCATATTTAACTTATCATCATACTCAGCAATCATTCCTAGCTCTTTCTCAATAGTTTCAATCGTATCTGGGTGTTCAGCTACACCAACAGGATTTTCTATTAAGACCAATGCATTAGCAACGTGCCGGTCTATCTGACCTTTAAAGTTATTGCGTAATGCTTTTAATATAAACTCTCGATTGATATACATTATCCTTGACCCCTATATTTTTTGTAGCTATTTTTCTTATTCTTATTCATGGTAGAGAAAGCTACATTACCTCTACCTTGACTTGTCTTTTTACCTCTTACTCCTGTTGCTGAGTTGTGCTCAGTCTTTCGCCAAACTTTAGCCATTAGGATTTAAATTCTTCTATCAATGTTGATTTTCTTTTATCAGAAAATTCAGTAATTGTTTTACCAGATTTATATCTAATAGTTTGCTCGGTCCATTTACCATTAGCATATCTTGTTTCAAGAGATAATACTTTACTATCATCTTGCTGCTCTTTTAATTTTTCTTTTTGTTCTGCTACTTTATCTTCATATTGTGTCATGTCATACCTCCTTGATTGCATACACCAATGCCAAGCATCATTATCCATATATAAAAAATCTTGGCAATCATTAAATTGTTTTCTCCAATCTTCACTATCATAAATATCTCGCCACTCCTTATCCTCAACAGTCGTTGCACAACCTGTTATAACCATTGTTAGTATAATATATTTCATTTGTCCTTGTCAAGTTTTGTCATGTGTCTAGTCATTATCATAGGTTTAATTTTTTCATTAGATAACAGATACATATAGATACACGTTGAGCTAATTAAAACAAACACTCCTAAACCAAATAAAAAATATTCCATTATATTGCCTTTACAAAATTTGTGCTACTGTGTATCTCTTTAAACTTAACACCCAGCAATTTATGTATTCTATCTTCAAACAAACTTATATGTTTTAACACCTCTTCATTTTCTTTAGGTGTCAAGTTTGTAAAGTCTTTATCCATATGTTTCTCTGGTTCATTGAACAACCTCATCAAGTAATCTGATACCTGATGTTTTGCGTAAACTTTTGCTGACACTTTTTTGTTTTGATATGTTATCATAAGTCTCCTCACTATCTGCATTTGTATCTATCAATGGTGATTTATCAAACCAATCATCAATAACTTTTATATAATCATCTTTCATATACTATATCCTTATATAAATTATTATAATTATTAATTATTATTTTTATTAATATAATATAATATTTATACATTATATCATATTTTTTGTTAATTGTAAACCCTTATTTTATTTTAGTTCTAAGAGCTTGTTATCTTTGTTAATACCTGACCTTGCCTTAACTTGTTATCGTTCAGTAGAGAGCTTCTATGAGCTTTCTATTAGGGGTTTTTTATGGTATCCACAATGTTCTCTAAATATTTAAATACTGCCCTTGCTATAACCTCAGAAACATAATCATAAATTTCTTGTTCAGTTATTTCTTCGATGTTATCTCCGGACATAAGGTCGTTGTATATTTCATCAACAAACTTATTTTTATTTTCTGCTGTTAGTTTACCGGTTATGTTATTAAAATCTCGACAACATACCTCGTCTACTAATTCATATATTGTTATCATAGTTATCTGGCTCATTAGCTTTTCTCCTTAATCGCAACAACAACACGAAATATTTTCATCACAATAAAAACAAGTCCAATCTTGACTCGGAAGTTCAGGTTCAAAGTACCCTCCTATCCAACGACCACAGGCAATAGCTTGTATATCGTTAGGGTAAATATCTAAGCCTTCTAATATGCAATCGTCATACAAGGTATCTTTCCAATTAGATTCTTCTTCTGCTTTATTCAAGGCTTCATTAAGTTCATTAGCTATTACCTTTTGAGTAGATATTTGCATATCTCTATCTGTTTTAATTACCAAATATTCCATTAGCTTTTCTCCTCTAACATTTTTTCTGACATATAATCATCTTGTTCTTGTTGTTTAACAAAGTCTAACCACTCTTGACTGTTCTTGTCAACAGTATCAAACCATTCTCTAAATACTTTACTCATACTTTACTTCTCGTTTAAAATTAGGTGGTAGTTTTTTTAAGTAGGTCTACCAACTACTGCCTATCTCGGAATTATACTCTTGCTCTAGGCTCTCAAGAGTTTTGTAGTTAGTGCATGGTGGTTTAGTTCTCATTTACTTTTAGCCTTAACCTCTTCAAGCCAACCGAATTGATACAGAAAGGTTTTTACAAAGGCTCACTCCTAACTACAAAACTATATTAACATACCTCCTATTAAATTACAACCCCTGTTGTTCAAATCTTTTATAAGCTTCAATCTCAGCTTCCTCAAAACTCATACCCTCATCTACACACTCGTCAAACAAGCGTTCAAGGACTTGTGCATTGTGGTCGTCTGCATCAATCATTTCCAGAACCCCAGCAATCACCACATGTTGTTCCGTCTGCTAGTGTACCAAACCCTTTGCAGTTTGGACACTCACCCATGAATTGTTTTATTCGTTGTATAAGTTTAACTATCATCTTTGTTTTTCTCCTTGTTTCTATTATATTTTGTTTTATCCTTATGAGTCTTAGGTTTATGTATTTTATCCATAAATTTTTTTACAGGATTTTTCTTACTCATCTTCTTTATATACCTCCTCTCTTATTGCATCTTCAAAGACTGCCTGACATTCAAAAAAGGCACTCTCTAATTTGTGTGCTTTATCTCTTACAATGTCCAGATAATCTTCCATTTCTTTTTCTAGGTTATACGTTTCTGCTAATGATATTAACTTAACTTGTATATCTACTATGGGATAACTTAGTCCCTTTGCTTCTTTGGTTATATCTTTAACGTGCATATAGCCTAATTCTAAATCATAAATTTTATTCATACATTTACCATATCATTAATTGAATAGTTTGTCAATATCTTTAAAGGTTCTTTTTGCACCTAGATATTTTCTCAATACTCTAATCGCATGAACAATATCCATATCAGCTATATCAATCCATTCCTCCCTACTCTCAGAGTAGTATTCATAGTCTTGTTCCATGTCTACCGGTATTGTTTTACCCAGTATTCTTTGTATTTCTAACGCTTCTTTTAATGTCATTTTTTTCCTCCTTATATTAATTGTATATATCCTCTTCCCAATCATCTAGTTTTAATATTGTTAAAATCATTCTTGATTCAACACATACAACAACTAAATTTTTACCATATTTTTTAGTCCTCCAAATAAAAGTTTGATAGGGAAAATATTTGTGCATAGTTCTTTGTCTAGTTAAAATTTCCCACTTAGCATCAATCGAGCTTTCACCATGCCAACCTCGTTTTTCTAACCATTTTTCTGCTGATATGTACGCATCATTTCTAGGATATTCTTTGTTGTCAAGATGTCCAAAATATATTGCTTCACTCATTATCTTTTTCTCCTATGTTATTTGTAAAACATCAATCACAAAACCAGAGTTATCTTTTTTAGCTTTACCTTTTGCTTTAAGTCCAATAACTCTATTAGACTTATCCAAAAATCTCATATCCGTTTTATCTCCGTTAATAACTTTCATACCTTTAAATACTTTCGGCATATCTCCGTTCTTAAATACTACTGCTTTATTATGTGGCACTTTATCAAATAGTTTAGCATACTTGTAATTTGCTTCGCTATAACTCCACGTTAGATGATAGTTTTTAAAGTGTGATATTTTTCTTGTTGGTATCTTTGTATAATCATAAAATTGCACTTGCGGAAAGTGTTCCAACATATTTTTTTCATTATATAATTCATACTCCCATTGAATATCACTAGTACCATTTAAACGGATACAAGGTTTAATATTATTTTTCTCGCACCTAGTTACAAATTTTTGTATCTCTTTATAAAGTTGTGCAATAAATTCTTCTCTCCTATCTAAATAAAATAAAGTTCTTCGCAATCTTGCCAACTCTATCACATTAGTAGTCTCGCCCTTCTTGATAATACCCGCCCTTCCAGCAGTATTTAAACAAGGTTTCCAACATTTACCAATTATTGCAAATGGGCAAACGGTTCTTTTAACTTTTCTTTCCATTAATGTATCCGCCAAATTATGCGGTAAGAGGTGCATAATTGCCACGCTCATTTTTTCAGTAATACCTTTTTTTAATTTGGAATTACTTTCGCCCATTGTTAATAATGTAATTGGTTTATCCTTGTAAAGTTTATCAAGTATATCTTGATAAGATTTAAAAGTTTTACCTTTAAATTTTACTTTCATATATAGCCCTCTAATAATTAAAGGGATAATTTAAGGCTATCCCTTAAAACCTTTTTAAAGTTATCTAGTAATTAAACAGAGATACCTTTTAGATAACCCATTAAAAACAATTCCTCTATTTGTTCTATAAAATAATTGATTGCTAAACTTAGAATGTCTTGTATTATTTGCTACTCTAAATTTTAAACCAAATAAATTTATATGGTGAAATTTTTTATTGGGATTTTCTTTATCTTGAAATGTTTTTATCATAATATACCTATAATAATACTCTTAAATAAAAGGTGTAAGAGTTTCACCTATTATATTAGCTTCGGATTTTTAGGTCGTTATCGCTAACAGTTTTTATATACTAACAGAAAATTATTATCGTGTCAACTCCCTTATTAATAATATTTCTGGTAATAAATGTAATCTATTTTTATTTTCTAAATTAATGAGCCCATTAACAATATCACCACTCATTAGCTTACTTCCTAAGTGAGCAATATTATTTTGTAAATCTATTTTACTTCTAGCCCTTTTTAATTTTTTCTTTTGTTTCAATGTCATTTTCATTTTTACAAGTTAGCACAGATTATAAACTGTGTCAATACTTTTTTTTTATTTATTTTAAAAAAAT